CAACTTGCCCAACTACAATCTAAAGCGGCAATCCAGCTTACACAAACGCATCAGCAGCAGGCTGCTCAACAGCAAGCGCAACAACAGGCTCAAGACCCGCTTATTCAGATGCAGCAACAAGAGCTACAGTTGAAGCAAGCCGAGCTACAGAGAAAAGCTCAGAAAGATCAAGCAGATAGCACGCTTGATGCCGCAAGACTACAATTGGATACACAGAAAGCCCAAACTACCGCTGCCATTGAGTCTAGCCGTATAGCCGCACAAAATGAACAGGCCCAAGCCAAGAACGATCTGGACGAGGCTAAAGCTATTTTGGACATGGCGAAAGCCAATAGAGAGGGGCAGATGCCCCAGTAAGGAGGTGATCCATTGTCTACTACCGTCTTTGACGTGCTGAACAAAAAATTAACGGAGCTTCAAGGCTCCAGCGAAGATTTCCTGAAAAGTGGCGGAGCTAAAGACTTTGCTGAATATCGGGAAGTATGTGGCGTGATTCGGGGTCTGAACGCTGCATTAAGAGAGATCAATGACCTTTCGCGTAACTATATGGAAGACGACGATGACTGAGACTATAACAGTTAGTGGGGTCGGCGCTGACGCGTCCGTATCCCCAGCAATGACTGCATTAGAGCTAAAGCGCAAAGAACGTATAGAAGAGGAAGCTATAGAAGAGGCAGAGTTAGAAGCCTCTATCCCTAAGCCCGTTGGATATAGGGTACTTATCGCCCTTCCTAACGTGGAGGAGACCTTTGGAGACAGCGGTCTTATTAAGGCAGACCAGACGCGGCGGGAAGAGTACATCCTGTCTACTGTTGGGTGTGTACTTGACATGGGTGCAGAAGCCTATAGCGACAAAGACCGTTTCCCAACAGGCCCTTGGTGCAAGGTTGGGGACTACGTGATGTTCCGTGCTAACACTGGTACGCGCTTTAAAGTTGGTAAGCAGGAATATCGTTTAATGAACGATGACTCAATTGAAGCAGTCGTCGATGATCCGCGAGCAGTTTCGCGTGCATAAGGAATAGACCATGCCTAGACAACAAGTAGAATTTGAATTTCCCGACCCCGATAAAGAAGCAGTTGCAGCCGCCGAAATTGAGGTGGCTCTTGATGAAGAAGAAGCGCCTTTAGAAGTAGAGAGTGCGGTCGGTCGGGAAGATATGAAGAAGCCCGACAAAGAAACTATTAAAGCGGGTGAAGTAGAGATCGAGGTAGAGGACGATACACCTCCAGAAGACCGGGGCCGTAAACCGTCTGAGCCACCCAAAGAAGTAACCGACGATGAGCTAGAGAACTACTCTGAAAAGGTGAAGAGTCGGATTAAGCACTTTAGTAAGGGCTATCACGACGAGCGTAGGGCTAAAGAAGCAGCACTGCGTGAGCGAGAAGCCTTAGAAGCGTACGCTAAGCAATTAGTTGAAGAAAATCAAAAGCTTAAAGGTTCAGTAGACCAAAGCCATAATTCGCTTATTCAGTCTGCTAAAAAGCAGGTTGAAAGCGAGCTTGCTATAGCCAAGACGCAATATAAACAGGCGTATGATTCTGGAGACCCCGACGCAATCCTAGAAGCTCAGACCATGCTAAACGCGGCTCAAATCCGCATGGAGCGTGTTAACGGGCTTAAGCCTAGGAAGACTGAGGAAACTTCTTTACAATCAACGAGTAATCCTGTAGAACGGGCACCAATAGCACCCCAACCGCAAGTCGAACGGGACGAAAGAGCTGAAACATGGCGCGATGATAACCCATGGTTTGGTTCAGACGACGAAATGACTGCCTTTGCGTTAGGGCTGCACAACAAGTTAACGAAGGACGGGATTGACCCGCGATCAGACGAATACTACGAGAAAATAAACTCTCGTATGCGAACAGTATTCCCCGATCAGTTTGATGATGGGATAGAAGACGAACCAGAAGTACCCAAGAAAAAATCTAGTAATGTGGTTGCCCCCGCTACGCGGAGCACAGCGCCTAATAAAATTAGGCTAACGCAGTCACAAATTGCTATTGCGAAAAAACTTGGAGTGCCACTGGAAACTTACGCCAAACAGGCTGCTGAATTACTGAGGAAACAACAATGAGCCAGAACCGAGAAAATAGAGAACTGCAAACCCGTGAGAAGACAGTCCGTAAGAAAGGATGGACGCGACCTACAGTGTTGCCTGACCCCATTCCTGAAGACGGTTATACCTATCACTGGGTTCGTATTGCGACTAACGGTCAATCTGATGCCACTAATATTTCCTCGAAATTACGTGAAGGCTGGGAACCTGTACGTGCAGAAGATCACCCCGAGATATTTACTGACGCTGTCGCTGATGCGCGGTTTAAAGATAATGTCATCGTTGGCGGTTTGATGCTATGTAAGGCCCCAGTAGAACTTGTTGCAGAGCGAAACGATTACTACCAGCACCAAGCTGAATCGCAAATTCACTCTGTGGACAATAACCTGATGCGCGAAAATGATCCTCGTATGCCCCTATTTCACGATAGGAAAACGAAGGTTACTTTCGGCAGCGGAAATTAAATTTTAGGAGTTATATACAATGGCTTATCCAACAGTCAGCGCTCCCTACGGCTTTAAGCCAATCAACCGTATCGACGGTATGCCTTACGCTGGTGCTACTCGCCTTATTCCTATTGCGGGTACATACAACGTGGCTATCTTCGCGGGTGACATGGTTCAAACTGTAGCGGCGGGCACATGTGAGAAGTTCACCGGTACCACTAGTGGTCTTACGGTGGGTGTTTGTGTTGGCGTTCAATACGTCAATTCTCTGGGTCAGTTCACACCGGCTCAATACTACCCCGGCACTAGCGTTACTGACGCTTACGCTATCGTAGTAGACGATCCTATGGCGGCTTTTAAAGTTGCTGTAACAAGTGGTGGTGCAGTAACCGCAGAAGACCGTACTGTTGTCGGCTCTAATATGGCCGTAGTACAAGGTGCAGGCGATACTGCTACTGGAGATTCTGGACAATCAGTCCTCGCTGGCTCAGATGTTGTTACAGCAACTGTTCCTGTGCGAGTAATTGATGTTGTCACAGATACCGCAACTGGTGCTGATGCTTTTGTTGAGCTGATTGTTAAGCTCAATACTCACCAGTACAATTCAACTACTGGCGTATAAGGAGACTAGCAAATGGCTATTTCAAGAGCGCAACTCCTTAAGGAGCTACTACCGGGTCTAAACGCCCTTTTTGGTCTCGAATACGCTAAGTATGGCGATGAGGCTGCCGAAATCTTCGAGACTGAGTCTTCTGACCGTTCTTTCGAGGAAGAAACTAAGTTGTCCGGTTTCAGTGCCGCGCCTGTTAAGGGTGAAGGTTCTGCAATCGAGTATGACAACGCGCAAGAAGCGTGGACTGCTCGTTACACTCACGAGACAATCGCTATGGGCTTCTCGCTAACTGAGGAAGCAATCGAAGATAACCTCTACGATTCACTCTCTTCACGTTATACGAAGGCTCTGGCCCGTGGTATGGCTTACACTAAGCAAGTTAAGGGTGCTTCAATCCTCAACAACGCTTTCGCTGCTGGTACTACCTACGGTGACGGCAAGACTTTGTGTGCGACTGACCACCCACTAGTTTCTGGTGGAACTAACTCAAACCGTCCTGCTGTTGCAGCTGATCTTAACGAAACTTCACTCGAAGCTGCCGTTATCCAGATCGCTGGTTGGACTGATGAGCGTGGTCTCCTTATCGCTGCTAAGCCCTCTAAGCTTGTAATCCCACCAAGCCTGCAATTCGTTGCTACGCGCCTGTTGGATACTGAGCTTCGTGTGTCTACAGCCGATAACGACATCAACGCAATCCGCAACAATGGTTCAATCCCCGGTGGTTATACAGTAAATAACTACCTGACTGACACCAATGCGTGGTTCTTGATGACTGACGTACCTAACGGCCTGAAGCACTTTGTCCGCTCACCTATGCAAACTAGCATGGACGCAGACTTTGACACAGGCAACAGCCGATATAAGGCTCGTGAGCGATACAGCTTCGGCGTATCTGACCCACTGGGTATCTTCGGTTCACCGGGCGCTTAATAAGCAAATGGTGTTAAGATTGGGGGCTTCGGCCCCCTTTCTTTTGTATAAAGGTAGTAACTATGCCTAGAGAACCTAAAGTAAAGCAAGAGTCACAAGGCTCTCGAATCTGCACTTCGTGCAACAAAACTAAGCTGGTATCACAATTCGAGCACTTCAAAGAAGGTTTTGTTCGTGGTGTGTGTCAGCAGTGCGTTACCCTACAAAGGGCAAGAAAGACCTCTGCTACCCCTGAGTCGTACCTCCGAGTATTAAATACGCAATTAAAATCTCAACGTGTTAAGCAAGGTGTTGATTACGAACTGACCACAGAAGACGTTATTGACATGTGGGAAATGCAAGACGGTAAGTGTGCCCTATCTGGCATGCTCATGACCCACCAAAGAGACGGCACCTACGGCGATAGGAAGCAGAAAGACTTTAACGCTTCGATAGACCGAATAAACCCCCAAGGCCCTTACGTACGGGAAAACGTACAGCTAGTTGCTGCTAGGGTAAATACCATGAAACACACCCTTGGCGAAGAGATGTTCATATGGTGGGTAAAGAACATTTACGAGACCCGAATTAAGTGATATGTTGGGGGTGCTGCAATTTCGCAGTGAACAGCTAATGCTTTGATTGTTCTTTTTTTGTTTCCCTTGAGACTTGACCCGCTCCCACAGGCGGGTCTTTTTTTGCTTAAGTATTGTGTACTTACCCCCGAAATGGTATATAGTAACTGTACCGGGGTCATCCGGTGTATCTGACAGTCCCGGCTGACGACATGCAGACAGATGCACCCCAAATTAACTCGCATGTGAGGATTCTCAAATGGCTAATACTACTTTTACAGGTCCGGTCATCTCGACTAACGGCTTTCAAGGCACTGTAACTACTACAGGCAACATCACTGCTACTGGCACAGCTAACGTAATCGTAATCCCTACTTCTGATCCGGGTGTTACGGGTGCTATCTGGAATAACGCCGGTACTCTAGCTGTCTCAGCCTAAGTTTCTCACTTAATAGGAGTAACTTATGTCTAGTTCAGATATTCAAACCAAACGGGTTGCTGCCGCAGGCACCGGTAGTTTGGGCGTAGGCCCAGCTCGTATACGCCAAGTGCAAGTGCTAACTAGTAATGTCGGTCCCGGTCGATTAACCATTACTGACGGTGCTGGTGGCCGTACGGTCTTGGACATTGACTTTGCTACAGACGACTCGCACTCCATTAACATCCCAGACTACGGCATTCGTTGTGCAAGTGACGTAACAATCACGCTGCTGACTAATATTGCCGCAATGACGGTGTTCTACAGCTAATGGCTAAGCAAGTTGACAAGAAAGCGATGGCTTGTAATAAGCCCAAGCGGACTCCGTCTCACCCTAAAAAGTCTCATGTAGTTAAGGCTTGCGAAGGTGGGAAGGAGAAAGTTATTCGTTTCGGTGAGCAAGGTGCCTCTACTGCGGGTAAACCCAAATCGGGCGAATCT